TTATAAATGATGGACATTATTTTCCCCGAATCAGGGGAATACCGATAGACGGTCTAAATGAGCCGCTTACTTTGAAAGCGCCAGCCCGATACAGGTCAGTGTGCGGGATGAGCATAAGGTGACAAAGTTTCAGGTGGAGAACGGCGAAACCCGCAGCGATCACATTGTGGTTGAAGCGGTGGAGATTGGCATGGAACTGTTGCTCACCGGCGAACTGAAAAATAACTTTGCCGCCATGCAGCAGGCCTATGATACCCATCAGTTAGTGGGTATCCAGACGCGGGTCAAAACCTACCAGCCCATGATACTGGCTAACTTTTACCATGATGAAGTGCCGGAGATGGCGGATGCGATCAAGCTGTCTTTGCGGTTTTCCGAATGGCGCACGATTGAGCCGGAATACGGGGAACTGCCCCCCCGGAAAGTGGCAAAGAAAACCCAGTCCGGTACCGTTAATCGGGGTAATGTGCAGACCAAAGCGGCGACAGGCCGTAAAAAATCCGTTGCCGTCAAAATCATGGACGGCGATCCCCTGTTCGGAGGTCAATAATGCGCGAAATTCCCTTACGGGCCATCCCCAATCAGCGGCTGGCCGTCACCCTTGACAGCGTGAATTGGGTGATCACCCTGAAAGCTGCCCGCCATACGATGGTGTGTGATATCCAGCGTGATGAGGTGACGGTCATTCAGGGCAGTCGCTTAGTGGCCAATGCCCGCCTGATCCCTTATGCCTACCTCAGTCCGGCAGGCAACTTTGCCCTGCTGACCGAAGATCACGTCCTGCCCTGGTGGGAAAAGTTCGAATCGACCCAAACCCTGATTTACTGGAGTGATGATGATAGACCTGCGACGTATCCGGCTGGGGATTGAAGTCAGCGGGCGGCTGAACTGGTACGAGGGCATGCGTATCTCGGCCTCCGGCACCAAGTACGCCAATCCCCTGCAAAATGAATGCTCGGTCAATATCGATGGCCTGAGCAGTGACACCCGCGATTATCTTCTGACCCAAACCAGCCCGTACACTAAAAGCAAACAGCCCCGCCGCCTGATACTGGAAGCGGGCAGGGTAAATACCGGGCTGTTCCGGGTCTTTGCCGGCGATATTGTCAGTGCTGAAATTACCTCGCCGCCCGAGGTGACCTTAACCCTGAAAGCCAAGACGGGAAACAGCAGCAGCGGTGAAATAGTCTCTTCGTCCGGTGGGGCAATGAAAAAATTGTCTGAGATTGCGCAGGGGATCGCCACAGACTGCAAGGTGAAGCTGGATTTTCAGGCCACCGATAAGAATATTGCCAATTGGTACTACTGCGGCGCGGCGCTGTCTCAAATTACACGGTTGCAGGAATCCGGCGGCGTGAAGGCGTTTATTGATGACGACGTGTTGTATGTCAAAGACAGCCATAAATCCCTTAAAAACCGTTTACGTATCCTGACGATGAAGTCCGGCATGGTCGGCATTCCCAAAGCGACCGAGAAGGGACTGGATGTCAGTTTCCTGATTGACGGTGAGTCCGTGCTGGGCGGGATGCTGCGCCTTGACAGTAAATTAAATAAGTCCCTCAACGGCGATTACCTTATTGAACAACTCAAGTTTGATATCGCCTCCCACGACGATGCTTTTTTCTATACCGCAACCTGTAAACGAGCGTAAATCATGAATCAACCCAATAGCGATATCGCGAGCGAAGGCAGCCTTGCGGGGCAGTTTATGGCGGCCTTTCGCAATCTGATGTTAAACGTCGAAGACATGTTACCCGCCACTGTAGTGAGTTATGACGACCAGACCAACCGCGCGGTTATCAAGCCGTTGGTGATGATGGCCACGACCGAAGGGCAGACAGTCTCCCGCGCGCCGGTGCATAACATTCCGGTCTTTCGTTTTGGCGGCGGCGGCTTCTTTCTGCGTGTGCCGCTGAAGCCCGGTGATTTTGGCTGGCTGAAAGCGAACGACCGCGATATCAGCCTGATCTTTCAACGCGGCGGACAGGAAGACCAGCCCAACACCGCCCGCCTGCATTCATTCAGCGATGCCATGTTCTTCCCTGATACGATCAAGGGGTGGGCGATTGACGGCAAACATTTAGATGCGCTGGTTATCCAGTCCATGGACGGCTCGGTCTGCCTGTCCCTGCATTCAGATAAAGCCGTGCTGGAGACGCCCCGGTTTGAAGTTAATGCGCCTGAAACCCTTTTCACGGGCAATGTGACCATCAACGGCAACCATGCGGTGAACGGTAACAGTGATTCCCACGGTGGCACGATGCGCCATAACGGGCGCAACATTGGCGATAACCATCAACACAGCGGCGTTCAGACCGGCGAGGGCCATACAGGAGCACCCTTATGATCACCTTCGCGGTAGATGAAAACAACGACCTGATGCTGGGGGATGACGGCAATCTTTCCCTGGCGCGGAAGGCCGGAGCGGTCAAAAACCTGTGTACCCACTACGCGCGCGCTTTGCGGGGGGAAATGCTGCATAAGGTTGATAAGGGTATCCCGTACTGGAAAACCACCTTCGGGCGCCATGCCGATATTCCGATGTTTGAAGCCGCGTTCCGTGAGCGGATGCGGGAGGTGGACGGCGTGGAAGAAGTGGTCTCCTTTCAGGCCGCCATTGATAACAACGAACTGCATTATATCGCGGTGATCCGCTCAACTTACGGGAGTTTTACCCTCAATGGCTGATTATCACTACATCACCCGACAGGGTGTGATAGTACCGGACACGGCAGATCTACGCCGTGACGTGGAAAACGATTTTTATGCGGCGTTCGGGCAGGACATCGATTTGTCACCGGAAACCCCGCAGGGTGTACTGGTGACAATGGAAACCGAGAACCGCGATGCGATGGTACGTAACAACGCGGAGCTGGCTAACCAGATTAACCCGGATATCGCGGGGGGCCTGTTTTTGGATGCGATTTGGGCGCTGATGGGCGGCCATCGATTTGCGGCGACCCATTCTTATCTGGCCAATGTCGAATTCGGTGGTGTGCCTGACACGATAATCCCCAAAGGTGCACAGGCAGAGTCGGTCACGGGTGCACTGTTTGAAACCACCAGCACGCTGATTATCGGTAAGGAGGGCAAAACGACAGGCGATATGCGGGCGGTTGCGTTGGGTTCAGTGGAATGCAAAGCCAGACACCTTGAACGGGTCGCCAGTTCAGTCCTGGGCTGGGAAACGGTCAATAACCCCACCCATGCCATCGTCGGCCGTGAAGCGGAATCCGATGTTAGCGCCCGGCGAAGACGTAAGCAGACATTGGCGAAGAATACCGTCAGTGTGGGCGAGGCGATCACCGCTTCTCTGTATGAACTGAAAGGTGTTAACTCACTGTCTTACCGCGAAAACTACACGCCTCAGATTTTGAAGGTTGACGGCATGAAGCTGTTGCCCCATAGCGTCTATGTCTGCGTGGAGGGCGGTGACCGCGAGGAAATCGCCCGTGCCTTGTTGAGAACGAAAACCGTGGGGGCGGCCTATAACGGGCAGGAGGTGATAAAAGTTATCGAGCGGGTGAGCGGGCAGGAGTACGAGATCCGCTTTGACCGCCCGACTGAGAAAGTGATTTTCTGCCGTGTCACGGTGAAAAAGTCCACGATGGATGCACAAAGCCTTATCCCCGCTGCCATTGAACAATGGGTACGGGGTGAACTGGAAGGGGATAACGGGTTGGTGGTGGGGCGTGAAGTCTCGCCGTTTGAAATTTCTGCCGCGATTAACAGTATTGAATCTCGGCTTTTTATTACTAAGGTTGAACTGTCTTTGGATGGGTTGTCGTGGGAAATGGGGACCATTCCTATCAAACTTAATGAAGTGGCGCGGCTTCATCGGGGTTCGGTGCAGGTGGTGATCGTATGAAGATACAAACGTTGGATTTTCATTCTGACCTGCTACACGCCATTCTCTGGCAGTATGAGAATGCCAATAAATTGAAAACACTGGCAGCCCGTAAAGCCGATTACTTCAACCGCAGCACGGCGGTGTTCTGGCAGAACTGGACTCGTGATGCATTTCATATCGACACCGCCAGTGACTTCGGGCTGGCAGTCTGGGCGCGTATTCTGGATGTCTCTTTGGGGATTGATGTCTCGCCCAGTGACAAGACCAAAATTGGCTTTGGTTTTGGCAAGAAACGTAACTTCAAAGGGAACTTCCGGCGTAATGCGGATTACACCCTGATGCTGACCCCCAGCCAGAAACGCCTCATCATCCGTATGCGCTACTTTAATCTGACCCAAAGCCCGACGGTCATCAATATCAACACCTTTCTGGAACGCTTCTTCTGGCGTAACGACAGCAAGGTGTTTGTGCTCGATCCGCCGACATGACCTACATGTACTACGTCTTTAACTTTAAGCCGGATGAACATCTCAGGGTACTGTTGGGCAATTTTGATTTGATGCCGCGTCCGTCTGGCGTGGGTGTCAAGTACCGCGTTGTCACCAAAAAAGCCTTTGGCTTCGGCAAAAAACACACCAATTTCTTAAGCAGCAACTTCGGAGCATAATTCATGACCAAAACATTTAAAACCCCCTTCGCGGCGCAAGGGGACAGAGTTTCTATTCCTAATGAAGTGCAAC